TACCCTAATGCATTCACTAGCTCTATTGGAGATTGGAACGAAGTAAGTTTAAATCACGCTCACGCTAGACCTTTAGCAAGTGAGAAACCATATGTTCTACCNGGATACCTTCACGCGAACAACNAACACGCACAAGGCACTACCGGAGGAATGTGTGTTAGAGCTGTTGAAGGTAGTTACGTAGACAGTAACTTAGTTGATTACTGGTACGAAGCCTCTGCGGGAGCTGTATCAGGAGCCTTCTATAATGTATGTGGCGCGGGCTGTGAAGGTTTAATGGATGACGGGGTGTTCGGCTGGGTCGGTCCTCCTGATGGAGGCGACCCCCCTGGTGGAGGTAATATTCCACCTAAGCCTTTTGGTGATGGCGTCGATGACCCTGACTACTGGGATAATTACGGCACGATTGGAGGAAACAATTACAAAGGTGGAGGAGGAGGTCAAACAACCGACTCAACAGTTGTGAATAATTCCCGCCTTACCGACACGACTCATAAACTAGGGGCTTCACGTCTGTACGGAAGCCATAGAACATTCGACATACAGCAAAATCCGCAAGGCTCCTTCGTGGGAGGAACCGAAAATACCGCTTACCCCGATAAAGGTTTTGAAGTGTCTAGCCAAAGTGCGTTGTTTGGCAGCCGAACTTTCTACGGTCACCCTGGATACCAAGGTGGAATGGCGCCCGACGCTGCCGCAGGCGCAACCGTAGGAGCAGGTGGCGGCGGATGGAATCTCGCCATGGGCGGGATGGATGATACTAAGTGTTATATGAACACAGGAGTCCCTGCCGGTGTAGACTTAACCGTTGGTGACGGTGACTGGTGTTTAGGTTCACAAATTCAAATATGGAATATTGCTGATACCTCTAGAGTTCATGCATCGAATAGTTTGATTAACAAATTAGACCCGTGGATTGCTTGTTCTGGTAACGGGTACCACGGACCCGCTGGAAAATGGTATAATGGCGTAGCCTTAGATTATTATGGGTATGGCGGGCGTATGACTAGTTATGGATTACTAGGAAGAGAATTTCATAACTTCGGAATCTTTAGATTGATGATGGGTCACCGTGGAGACTTGAAAGGTTACTATGAGATTAGTGCTTTGATGTGTGGAAGCAATCCTGGGCTAAAAACTTTATGGGCATCTGACGAGCACGGCGGAACACCTATAGACCAAGTTAACGCTGCTGGATATTTAACGCTTACTCCCAATGCATCTTCCTTGCCGGGCTCTGACTTACGTAGACATTGCGGTGTAGAAATGTGGTCTCAAGGCAAGTACAACTTATCTTCAACAGAACCTATTTTTGGATGGGGTATACCTGCGCCTAGCGCGTTAAGCGGTGTGTCTGAATTACCTGCGGAGATGAGCGTACATAAGACCTATTATGTTTCCGGCGACGGAGTTGGTACTTTTATGGAATCAACGTCAGGGTACTCGGAAACGCAAACGTCTCCTGAATTCCCAATACCTCCGATTAACATGGATTGGCAAGGTTATATGAGAAACTGGTTGGACGAGTCTTCAAGTAACTTGTTCCAGAACGCGAAGCATATGGCATCTAAACGAATCAACGGCGTGTCGATTTATAGGTCTAATATAGATGGAAAAGCAGGTGGAGAAGGTAGAGACGGGATAACAAACAGTCCTACTGACACTGCAGGACAGAAATTTGGCGTGGGAGTTAGGTCCCTCAACCTCTTTGATATGGATAGATTATTATAATGGGAATTAACGAAGATATTAGATTTTACTTACCAAGCGACCCGTATTACTACGAGGTTGACAACCTTCCATTGAAGCAGTTGTTAGGGAATGACCGAGACCTTCAAGCGCAGATTGACGCTATTACTAACCCCGACCCCGGAGAAGAGGATGCTGTAGAAACATTTGGTCGCGGTAGGTTTGATGACTTAAGACCTTACAGTATTCAAACTGACCCAGGCAAGATTTGGGTTAAGCCCGGTAATTTTATCGCGAGAAATAACCGTGCCACAGGCAAGAACAGTAACTCGGGCAACAAGAATGCTTATACAGGATTAGAAGAAAAGGCGACAAATAAAGAATGGCAAGACCATGGAACCAAATTTGTCGAGAATCATAACTGGGACGTTATGTCTAGGACCGTAGGAAGAACAAGTGTTCACAGGTACAGCGGCAAAAGCGGATTTGAAATGCCTGCTTTCGATAGCTCTGAATTTGGAACTGCTGGAGGCAGAACCGCACCTTTAGGCAGGTTAGATTTAGTCTGTTTAACCGCCGGACGAGACGGCTCTATGGATGACGGCATGACAGAAAACCCTGGCGGTCAAGTTGATTTGTGTATTGTTAAGGGCGCAGGTATCATCGTTGATGACGAGTCAACGTGGAACAGAAAAGAAACTATGAGCCTGTTTAAAACTATCGGAACTGCTCAAGAAGATATCCCTATAAAAGGTCACGGACTTATTCTAGGTACTAATACGGACCTCGTGGACAACCCAGAGTTCGGGACAGTCCCCGCTCCTGATGATGTAGTTAATTCGTTTTACAGGGCGTTGAATAAAGATGAGTTTCCGGCTGACCAGCAATTAAACCAAGCGTTGAATGAAGAAGGCATATTCTCCTTACCCATCTGTTATGTTTATATTCCAGCCGGGTACCAAACAGGGCAACATATACCCAAAGAACACATTATTGATATCCGACCATTCTTCAGAACCACCGAGTTAACTTTGAGAGAAAGACAAGCATGCATGTTCGCCGCCGCCCCCGGTGCGCAGAACACATTCGTTACCGAAAGCCACTTGGGTGAGGTCATGGTCACAGAAATTAATAGAGACCCATTGAAAGCAGACGTTCAAAGTCAGATTAATGATATGGCGGGAACGGTAGGCGGACTTAACTTTGACCACGATTGGACAGTAGGGCAAGGCGCATCTTGGCACCAGAAAAATCACTACACCAAGTATTCTGGATGGGTGCAATTAATGCCTGGAAGATATATGGCATATCACAGCCATCACGGAAGTTTCTGGGGAAATTCAAATTGCGACCAATGGATAGAAATGCACCGAGCTATTACTATGACTCCAGGCGAACATCCGGAACACGTAGATAACAACTCAGGTCAGTTTCCCCGTCTTCAAAGAGGTATAGAACCTAAACTCCGTACGTACGGCAATGGAACAGCTACGACTTCAGAAGCCCTAATCAGAATCGCGCAAGGGAGAAATGATGACGATGACTACGGGGGCTGTACTTCTGTGATTGATTTTGAAGTACCTGATATCGCTGCTACTATAGGAGGTGTCGCTGGAGGACCCGTTCCTGTTTGTCTAAAACATCATTTAACGGGTAACCCGAAAAGTTCTACCATTTACATGAATGCGCTTTATTACTGTAGGATAGGTGCAGTATCTTAGGAACGATACTATATAAAAGACTATGTGGAAAACAATACTAAGTAACGTTAATTCTCTCATCCTTGCAAACTGGAAGTCTCTCTTCATGTTTGTACTAGGCGCTCTCGCAGGCATTTTCCTGCTCTCCTGCTCAATGCTTAACTCGGCTGTGGACGCAACGCAAGAAGCTCTCACTGACGCGGTTGATTATGTGACAGGCGAAGATTCTGAGGAAACTTCTGAAGAATGAAATTGATAGCGATACCCCTCCTCCTACTGGCATCATGTAGTACATTGATGCCTATCGCCGGAGGCGCAGGAGGAGGGCTTATCGGCGCTGCTATTGGCGGTCCCCCTGGAGCTGCCGCAGGCGGAGCATTAGGGGTAGCCGGGGCACAGATGGCTTTTCCTAATGAAAGTGTAGACACTACCNTGGCACTGGCTGCCGCTCAACAAGGCATCCCAGCTCCGGGGACAGCCGCAAGTACCATTCATGAAACCACAGGCTTAATCTACGAGCTAGGTTGGTGGTACCTATTACTGTTTATTCTAGTACCTCTCATCAGTAAAAGAGGACGTACTTGGATTAAAAAGTTCGGCGATATTCATAACACGGTATCCCAAAAAGACATTGACGCTAGAGATGAAGAGCAAGATGGACGTCTTGCTGAAATAGAAAAGATATTAGCAGAGTTAAAAAAGTGAGCTTAACCGCTAAATAAGTTATAAGGACCTTACGGTCCGCCCGAAACCCTTTAGAATTATGAAATACATCATCAACGAAGATAAAAATATCGGCATTCAGCCTCTGAATGACGAACTACGTAAGTCCTTCCTCAAATCCCTGGGATATACTGAGAAGGAAACAGAAACTGTGAACGAAGCAGAAGTAGCAGAAGTGGCTGAGGAAGTCGTAACTGAATCTAAAATGGCTCCCCGCCAAGCGGTTCAGGAGAGCGAAGAGCCTAAAGCTTCTTTATATGAGTGGAATGGTCAATACTTCAAATTGGAGGAAGATGTATATGAGTTCGAGAACGAGCTTTATGTACGTGTTCAGGAAATGACCAGCGAAGAAGCTCACGAGCTTACCGAAGGAAAAGACTCATATACTAACTGGGTTTCTTTCGATGGTAAGGAGTACTCTCTCAAAGAAGCTTGCGATTACGATGACGATGTGTACATCAAAATGCAAGTTAACGAAGAGCTTAGTGATGACGAAATTGACGACATTATGAACAAGTCTGCTGAGAAGANGTTCGGTAAGGACTCTGACCAAGCTAAAGCTCATAAGTCTGGTGCCAAAAACGCCCCCGCTAAAGGAGACAAGGCAGAAACCCCGGCAGAGAAAGCTAAAGCTGAGGCTGACGCCAAAAAAGCAGCAGGTAAGTAATTATGGGCAACAAGTCTATTGCTGCGATGGCGGATGATATTCTTAAAGGAGCCTTAACAGACTCTTCTAAGAATCCTTTTGACGCTAAGGGNAATAAACATGCACACCCTGCTGTACCTTCAGATAGTAAGCTGTTAGAAATTACAGATGACCTAAGAGAGTCTTTNATAGGTAATGTCTTAGGAAAACCTGCAAAGCCACAAAGCGCGCCGACCCCGAATCCTCGTATTGATGAGAAGAAAAAAGAAACTAAAGGTATTTTTATCTCGGAATCGGATTTAGGTGTACTGCGAAGAGCTAAAGAGATTATTTCTCGTTTAGAGGAAGCAACTACCACGGGGAATATTGGGACTGCTCAAGCTCCCACTATGAAAAAGAAAGATAAAAAACTTAAAGCCCGTCAAGGAATAAAAGCCGCTAAAAACTTTTTAGATTATATCGCCAAAAACTAATGTTAATTCAAGACGTAAACCGATTCGAATCACTTCAAATTTTAAGTGAGAACAAAAAGACCAACACTATCAAGGTGCGTGGTTTGTTTGGCGAAGCTGAAGCAAAGAACGGTAACGGTAGAATTTACCCTAAGAGCATTCTAGAAAGAGAGGTTAACAGGCTCCAGCCACAGATTACGGAGCGCCGATTAATCGGAGAGTTAGACCATCCCTCTGAGGAGGTTGTTCATCTAGCCAACGCTTCTCACCTTATCACGGACCTTCAATTAGAAGGTAATAAGGTGATAGGAGAGGCTGAAATCCTTAATACCCCCGCAGGCAAAGTTCTACAAGAATTGATTAAAGCTGGCGTTAAAATGGGTATTTCTTCCAGGGGAACTGGAAGCTTAGAGCACGATATGCAAGAAGATGTGTACCGCGTTCAAGATAATTTAAAAATGATTACGTGGGATATGGTATCTGACCCATCCTGTTTCGGAGCATATCCAACAGTGAGCGAAGGAACCATCACGGAATCAGTCAATCCGAACACGGAAAAGAAAAATCATTACGAGGCAGAAAAAATTTATTTGGCAATGCTAAAGAAAACTCTACGTAAAAAATAGGTTTTTTCCCTAAACATAGTAAATAACAATGGTAGCAGAAATATGAATATCGAAAAACTTGCTAAACACCTTCCTGATGGACTCTCAAAATCCGGGCTTAAAGAAGTCGCGGATATTGTAGATGATATCGTACAGGAGCGCGTTGAGAAAGAAGTCCGCATGCTTGAATCAAAAGTTAGCGGCTTTCTTCGCACGAAGCTCAATTCACTTAAAGAAGTAGCACGCAAAGAAGTTGAAGCTGAAAGCGAGACTATCCGTGCCGCGAAAGTCTACGAGACTATTCGCACTTTGGTCGCACAGGACCTGGAAGAACGAGACGTCGATAGCGCTGTTTCTGAACTTAAGCAAGAAAAGGCTGAGCTACAGGAATCCATTGATTCTCTGAATTCCCAAATCGCAGCCTCTGTACAAGAAAATACTATCCTTAATCATAAGGTAACCTCTTTAAAAGAGGACAACGCCAACCTGACTGAGACTACTAAACTTCCGTTTAAGTCTTCTGAGTCGGCTGTCGTTATCCATAACAACCCCGATTCCAGCCGTCCTTCAGTAGAAGCGGCTACTAATATCTTCCTAACTGAAGATGTAATTAACCTGGCGAAAGCTAAAGGAGAAAAATAATTATGTTAGAAAATGCAAATAAAGCATTAGTTGAGAAGTGGGAACCAATTCTTGAAGGCGTAGAAAACGAGTATACTCGTCATACAACCGCCGTTCTCCTAGAGAACCAAGCTAAAGCAATCCTGACGGAAGCCGCCTCTGAAGGGCAGACTCTTGACGAAGCGACGACAGTTGGTAATTTGGGGACGTTTCAAAAGTTCGCCTTTCCACTTGTTCGCCGGGTTTTCCCGGAATTACTCGCCAATAAAATCTGCGGGGTTCAGCCCATGCAAGGTCCGGTTTCTCAAGTATTCTACTTGGGTCACTCCCGTGCTGGTGTGGATGAGAATGGTACTATCAATGCCGAGACGGTTTACTCTAAGTACAACCTAGTATACGCTAACCGCGTTGCTGGTACTCAGAGCAATTTAAACTCGTTGGATGTATCTGCTCCGTCTTATGATTTTGATACCGACAACACCGGTAAGCAACTTTCTGGTGAAGGTGACGGGTCCACAGATGGTACAACTGATGCTTCCGGTACTGTTGGAGGTCAAATCGCTGCATTCCCGAAGCAGTTCTTAGTTGGTCCTCAATACTTCGTGTCTGCTGGCGAGCGTTTGACTGGCTCAGGTATTCCTGAAGTCAACTTCCATATCGAGCAACAGGCTGTTACTGCCCGTACTCGTAAGTTCCGCGCTCTGTGGACCTTGGAAGCTGCGCAAGACCTTCGTGCCTATCACAACCTTGACCTTGAGCGTGAACTAACTGACCTTCTTGGTAAGGAAGTTGCTCTTGAAATCGACCGTGAATTGATTGAAGATATTCGTGGTATCGCGTATGATTGGGNACATAACCATGGTGGTTGGTTCCGTCAGCATGAANNTGAAGCNAACAATTTCCAGGCTGACCCTTATGGTGATGCCGGTGGAGCAGGTGACTGGAAATATGACCAGCCCCATGGACGTCCAGGTGGCTCCGATGGTGTTGCAGGTTCTAACCCAGGTTCAACGACAGCTGAAGTTGGTTCTATGCCAGCCCGGACTTACAGAAGTAACGTATTCTTCGTTGACTTCGGTTCGTCTGCACTAGGTCTATACCCACGTCACGTTGGCGAGGTCTACAGTAATCTGATTGCTGTGATGAACTTCGCATCTCAAGACATCTACAAGACTACTCTCCGTGGTGGTGCTAACTGGGTAATTTGTTCCCCGTTCGTCGCTGCTATGCTTAGCTCTGCTGCTAAGTTGGAAGGAGGTCTTGGTAAGGAAGCTGATGGTCAGCTTGGTGCCTCTGTAACTTACAAAGGTAAGTGGATGGGTCAGTATGACGTTTACGTCGACCCTCTCTATCCTGATGATGAGATTCTTATGGGTTACAAAGGTAATAGCCCAATGGATTCCGGATTCTGTTACTGCCCGTACATTCCGCTCCAAATGTTGCCAACAATCACTGACCCTGAGACATTCCAACCAAGGAAAGGTCTCTTGACTCGATACGGTAAAGCAGAGATTACTCCTGCTTCACGATTCTACCGAATCATCCGTCTCGTTGGTGCCGATTCGAACTACATGCTCAAGCCTTTCGCTCAAGCCGGTAGAAGCTAATAAGTAACTCATAACNGAGTACAAACAATAGAAGCCCGCTTGTTTTAAGCGGGCTTCTTGCGTATATAANNGTATGAAGTANAGAAACTCAACTAATGCCGTTATTATGGTACCTAACGCCGGTGAGCTGGTAGCCGTAGCTCCAGGAGTTGAAATCGATTTACTGTATGCTGCCGCGCCTGGGCTAGTAGAAGTTAGCCCCCCAAAGCCTGCGGTAAAACCTAAAACCAAAAAGCCTGTGGAGAAAAAAGTAAATGTCGAGAAGCAATCAAAATCGAAAGGCTAAACCATCCATTTCGGACGCTGTAAGTAGTCTTCCCAATGTACGTTGGGGGGCGTCTAACGCATTTAAACTTAAAGGTGACGGGAACGTTGTTGATAATTACTCTCCTATAGGGGAGGTTGAGTACGAGTTCCTGAATCGTCGAAAGTTTTCTGATACAGTCCATCTGAATGAGTTCTACGGTATTATTAGAGATTTTGTATTAGCTAGGTTAGGGTTTCCCGTAATCAGAGTGGAGCTAACGGATTTCCAAATCTTAACAGCTATTGACGAGGCTATATCTAAACTAGATTACCATGCACCAGACTGGACTGTTCAACACATGACCTTTGATACAACCGCAGGAAAGAACTTATACGAACTCCCGTCCTTTGTATTAAATAACTTTAGGTACGCAGCGTATAAGAAGACTTTGCTTAGTGTACCAACAGCTGCGGGAACACTAGAACAAGATTTCTTTATTAAGTATTTCCAAGATAATTTCTTATTCAGTGATTTCGCTGTAGGTGATTTCCTTCTATTGAAGATGCACTTGAAGCAGCTTAGAAAGATTCTAGGTCGTGAAGGGTCATTCCAAGTATTAGACGGGAGATACTTAGCGTTATTCCCGTCTCCAACAGCTAACGATACAGAGACCGTGGTTGTCGAGTACAAGTGTCTAAACTCAAACACTCTACACCCATACTTTATGAGTTGGCTGCAGAGGTTTACCACTTCCATTTGTAAGGGTATTTTGTCGCAGATTAGGGGTAAGTACACCACCCTACCGTCTCCAGGAGGCGGAGCCCAACTTAATGGACAACAGCTCGCACAAGAAGCTGAGAAGGAACAGGAGCTTCTCATCCAACAATTATTAAGTGAAATAGAAGAACCTCCTGTCTTTACAATCTATTAATGGCTAAGAAGAACTTTAGAACTAACCATCAAATATCAGGAGACACTACTGATTATGTGGATGACCGTCTAAATCTATTTGATATAGACAATCCTGATATTGAATTGTTTAATTTGGTAGACGATGAAATGATTCGTTTATCTGGTTCTGAATTATTAATTTATAAATTTTTACGGGATTCGAATCATGATGATATTTATGAGGAGAACCGTATGAAGGTTATCTCTAAAACGCCTGTCTTAGCTATTGGACATTACGAACCCCGCGCCCTGGAAGAGAACCTGACTGAGTTCGGTATTGAGATAACTAACGACCAACTGTTCACCTTTAATAAATCCTATATTGAACGCGTCCTTAAAAGACCTTTAATACCGGGCGACGTGATTCAACCTAAGTTCCAAAACCTTAAATACGAAGTGTTCGAAGTTCAAGAAGACAGCTTTGAAGTTTATGGAGTTTACCATTTAATCGCCTCTGCTAGAGTCCTACGCGACAACGACAATGTACAGGATACCTTTATCCATCCTGCGGAGGGAATGTAATGGATAAACACGACGCCTCTAAAAATTACGGAAGCTTACCTAGAACCTTTGATATTAAGAAGAAGATTTTTGAGCTGGAGCAGGATAGGTTTGTAACACCGGAATTCTTTCGAGCTTATACCAAAGCTTTGTTACGTGCTTTTAATGATGTGCGGATTTTAGATGGCGAAGGTAAACTAAAAGAAGTTCCTATCTGGTATGGGAATGCTGAAAGAGCAATCGCTAAGATATATGAGGGGAGAAATCTAAACCTGCCTGCTATGACTGTAACTATCCAAACTATAGACGAGGATACGGACCGTAGGAGACCAGATTTTAATATAGAGTTTAGAACTCACTACGATACCAAACACAAGCTCGCTCAGCGATACGCTTGGACAGCACCAAAAGCTGTCACATTAACGTTTAATATCAATTTATGGGCTAAGTATCTGGAGGATATGAACCAACTGGTTGAGTATTTACAACTAAAATTCCGCCCTCATTATAGAGTGCAGACGCCGTTCAACGATTACACGCCCGCATTCCTAGGCGCGATATCTGATAACTCCGCCTACGAAGCTCCTGATACTGAGGAGAGAATTCTTAAGAAGTCAGCTTCTATCACTTTGGACACGTACGTCCCGTCCCGTCAGTACCTTATCGCCTCCAATGGAGATATAGAATTGTTCAATTTTGATGTGGAAATTGAAGAAGTAAATGACGGCACTACTTATGAAAGTCTTGTGACTTCAGGAAATGAGTGAGTTTTCGTTAAAATATTTTATCCAGGCTCTAAATATAATAGAGGGATAAAGCATGCAAGAAACCGTAACCATTCAAAATATGTCAGCTCAAGGCTTCGAGGTAATTCTTAAGTCAGGGTTGGGGTNCACTCATAAGTGGCTAAAAGCCGGAGAAACTATGACTGCACCTAAACAATCGCTAACCGACTTAGTGTTAGAACTCAAGCGCAGAAATATCCTGGAGATTAACTAATGCCAAATTTCATAGCCCCCGGCGTATATACCGTTGAGAACGACCTCTCGGATTACGCCCCAGCAATTAACCCAACTACTATAGGTCTGGTAGGGTTCGCGTCTAAAGGTGAAGCTAATAAAGCTACGCTTATTACTAGTCCAGCGCAACTCGTGAGAACGTTTGGAGCCCCTGACACCGTTGTAGGTGGTCAAGGTATCCTCGGCGGTCTTGAGATTCTTGGTAGTACTAATCAACTGTATTACGTTCGCGCTGAGGCTACTGGAGCCGCAGGCGCCGCTAACTATATCCCACT